TTCTTTAGATTGTACAAGACATCCAACAAATAGACCAGTAATTTCTGTTGAAGGTAAAAAATTTATTTCATTAGGTGAACCATATCAAGGTATGTTTATTATGGATAGAAACTTAGTACAAGAACATATTAATTCGGATTATTTTCATTTGGGTCAAAAAGGTTGGTATGGTATTAGAGAATCGGCTAATTTAGGTAGTACCTATGTTAATGTGCCTCAAGGTTTTGAACATAAAGTTTTAATACCTGTAGATAATTTTTCAGATTCTTGGATACCTCACCTAACTAATAATTATGTTACAAATCCAAATTCACCACACTCAAAAATAAAGATAGAAACATTATTAAATGGCTACTAAAGAATCGTACCGTGATAATCCCCTACTCAAAAGAGTAGGCGTTCAGGTTAATTACACCAAAGAACAACTTGATGAATATATCAAGTGTCGGCAGGATCCTATCTATTTTGCCAAATACATCAAAATTATCACTTTAGATGATGGTATTGTTCCTTTTGAGATGTATGATTTTCAAGAGGATATGATTAAAAAGTTTCATGATAACCGTTTTGTCATCGTAAAATGTCCCCGTCAGGTTGGTAAAACTACTACAGCTATTGCTTATTTACTTTGGACCGTACTCTTTCAAGATTCTCAAACCATCGCAGTTTTGGCCAACCGTGGCGACACTGCTCGTAAGATTCTTAGTAAGTTACAGTTAGCGTATGAGAATCTTCCTATGTGGCTCCAACAAGGTGTGGTCGAATGGAATAAGGGTCGTATTGAATTAGAAAATCATTCAGTTATTATTGCCGACTCTACATCAAGTTCAGCGGCTCGTTCTGGTTCTTTTAACATTGTATTCTTAGACGAGTTTGCTTTCGTACCATCCAATATTGCTTATGACTTCTTTACCTCAGTTTATCCTGTGATTACTGCTGGTACAAAAACAAAGATTTTGATTGTATCTACACCAAATGGTATGAATTTATTCTACAAAATTTGGCAAGATGCGGTCAATAAAAGAAATAATTATGTTCCTTTTGAGATTCATTGGTCACAAGTTCCTGGCCGAGATGAAGATTGGAAAGAAGAAACAATACGGAATACTTCTCAAAGACAATTCCAACAAGAATTTGAAACAGAATTTTTAGGTTCTTCAAATACACTTATTTCTGGTTTAAAACTCCAACAATTGGTATATCAAGACCCACTTGCCAATCATGATGAGTTAAAAGTCTATAAAATGCCGGTCAAAGATGACGAAGAAAATAAAAAAGACCACCTATATGCCATTACGGTTGACGTATCTGAAGGTAAAGGATTAGATTTTCATGCCTTTAATGTGTTTGATATATCTACTGTACCATATGAACAGGTTGCATCTTATAGAAGTTCTACTATTTCACCTGTATTATTACCAACAATCATTTATAATGCGGCACAATTATATAATAATGCTTACGTTTTGGTTGAAATCAATAATACTCCACAAGTTGCCGAGATTTTACACCAAGATTTGGAATATGAAAACTTATGGAAAGTATTTACAGGTAACAAAAAGCCACAACAATTATCGGCTGGTTTTGCCAGAGGCGTACAGTTAGGTTTGAAGATGTCGCCACAAGTGAAAAGAATTGGTTGTTCCAATCTAAGAACACTTGTTGAAGGCAATAAATTAGTTATCAATGACTTTGATACGATATCAGAACTAACCACTTTTGTGGCTAAGAAAAACTCGTTTGCGGCAGAATCGTCTGAAAATACTGATGACTTAGCGATGAGTTTAGTAATATTTGCTTGGGCAACAACACAAAAATATTTCAAAGAGATTGTTAATCACGATATTCGTAAGCAATTACAACTTGAAAATATGAATCAACATGATGAATTGACGCCCGTTGCACCTGTAATTGATGATGGTATAGAACATTCTTTTGATGTTTTTGATGGTGATGTATGGGAAAAAGCAGATAGTAGAGAAACTTATTCTGCTTATTTTAGAGAAATACACAGATAACTATAAATATTACCTTTCATAAATATCTGTATGGTATTAAAACTGCCAAAAAAATCATAATAATTCAAGGAGATAACAAATGGCATTCACAATCTCTCCAGGCGTATCCGTATCTGAAATTGACTTAACCACAGTCGTTCCATCAGTACTAACTACGGCCGGTGCTTTTGCTGGAGCTTTTAGATGGGGTCCAGTTAATGTTGCATATCAAGTAAGTAATGAAATTGTTTTAGCTAACAAATTTGGAACACCAGATACTAACACATCCACTTCATTCTTTACTGCTGCTTCATTTTTAGCTTACGGAAATAACTTACAACTTGTTCGTGCAGCTAACACTTTAAGTTATAACGCTACTTCTGGAGCATCACTTCAAGTACAAAACGAAAATGTTTTTCAATATAGCTATTTAAACAACACTAACGGTAATACATATGGTTCATTTATTGCTCGTTATCCTGGTGCTTTAGGTAATTCTTTAACTGTTTCTGTCGCAGACTCAAATACATTTAACCAAATTACTGGTGCTGGTACAATTACTACATCAACATCTAGTACGACTGTATCTGGACTTAACACATACTTTACAACAGATGTAACAGTAGGTTCTTTCTTAACTACAACATCTGGCGCAATTCTAGGTCAAATTGCTTCTATTACTAATGATACCACATTGACTTTAGTTAACAACGCAAACTTTACTTTCAATTCTAGTAACGGTTATAGTAGTGGTATTGCATTCAACATTAACTGGCAATATTCTTCGTATTTCACATCAGCGCCTTCGACATCTGCGAGTGTGGCTGCAGCGGGCGGTTCAAATGACGAATTACACGTTATTGTTGTTGATTCTGGTGGATTATTCACAGGAACTAAAGGTACTGTATTAGAAACTTTCCCATTTGTATCAAAAGCTTCTGATGCTTATTCAAATACCACAGGCGTGTCAAATTATTATAAAAACGTAATTTTCAATAATTCACAATACGTTTATTCAATTGACCATCCTGAATATGCTATCACTAGTGCTACATGGGGTAAAATATCTTCTGGTACAAACTTTACAACTTTAACAAATGCCCAAACAGTTAATTTGTCTGGTGGTACAGATGTTACACCATCCGATAGTGATATCATTAATGCTTATGGTCAATTTACAAATAAAGATGTTATTTCAATTGATTTAGTATTAACAGGTGGCGCAGATAGTACTGTACAACAATATGTTATAAACAATATTGCTGCAGCAAGAGCAGATTGTGTGGCATTTGTTTCACCTCCATACTCTGCTGTTGTACAAAAACCAGGAAATGAAGTATCTGGTATTACATCTTGGATAAGTTCTTTAGGTATCAGTTCACCATCAATCGGTTCGTACGTTGTTGCTGATTCTGGTTGGAAATATTTGTTTGACAAATATAACAACACATACCGTTGGGTACCATTAAACGCTGATATTGCTGGTTTGTGTGTATATACTGATTCAGTTCGTGATCCATGGTGGTCACCTGCTGGTTACAATCGTGGTAATTTAAAGAATGTTATTAAATTAGCATGGAATCCAAGTCAATCACAGAGAGATACAATTTATTCAATTGGTGTTAATCCCGTTGTTACTTTCCCTGGAAGCGGAACAATTCTTTATGGTGATAAAACATTGCAATCTAAACCATCTGCATTTGACCGTATCAATGTTCGTAGATTGTTTATTGTATTAGAAAAAACAATTTCTTTGGCTGCCAAGTATTCATTATTTGAATTCAATGACGCTTTCACACAATCTCAATTTGTATCTTTAGTAACTCCATATTTGAGAGATGTACAAGGACGTAGAGGTATTACCGCCTTTAAAGTTGTTTGTGATTCTACAAATAATACACCACAAGTCGTTAATTCTAATCAATTTGTTGGTGACATCTATATTCAACCTGCTCGTTCAATTAATTTTATTCAGTTGAACTTTATTGCTGTTGCTTCTGGTGTTACATTCAACGAAGTCGTTGGTTCAACTGGCGTATAAATAATTTAACGATTAGGAGAAAAAAATGACATTTAATGTAAATCAATTTAGAGCGAATTTAATTGGTGACGGAGCCCGTCCCAATTTATTCCAAGTAACTCTAAATTTTCCAACTATTGCAGCTAATGGTACAGCAGCAGGACAAACAGGACAATTTTTAATTAAATCGTCACAAGTACCTGGCTCAACAATAGGTATGGCACCTTTGTATTATTTTGGTCGTGAAATGAAATTTGCTGGCAATCGTAGTTTTCCAGATTGGACAGTAACCGTAATTAACGATGAAAATTTTACAATCAGAAGTTCTATTGAAAACTGGATGAATTCTATTAATAGTCACGTTGGTAATTTGAGAGCTACAGCAGCTGATGCTCCAACAAATTATACCACTAACGCAACTGTTTCTCAATATTCTAAAGATGGTTCTATTTTACAGAACTACGTTTTCAATGGTTTATTTCCAATTGATTTATCTCCAATCGGTTTAGATTGGAGTAATAACGACACTATCGAAGAATACGATATAACGTTTGCTTATCAATATTGGACAAATACAGTTAGTACAGATAGTTAATATGTGTTATTTACGAGAGGGGCTTTGGCCCCTTTCTTTATGTTTTTTTGAATTGATATAGGACAAAATGGCTGCTAATAAATTTTCTTTATTTGGTTTTACGATTTCACGGAAAGAGTCAGAAGATGACCAGGCCGTGCAACAATCCTTTACGCCTCCGTCAAACGATGATGGCGCCTTAACGATAACATCTGCCGCTTATTATGGAACATACGTTGACCTAGACGGCACCGCTAAAAATGAAGTAGAGTTAATTTCTCGTTACCGTGAAATGGCAATGCAGCCTGAAATAGAATCTGCAATTGATGATATCATCAATGAAGCCATTTGCCAAGACGATGATGGTAATAATATTAAAATTGTTTTAGATGCTTTAAAACAACCAGAAAAAATCAAAACAGCCATCAAAAATGAATTTCATACCATATTGCGTATGTTAAACTATAACAATATGGCACACGATATATTTCGTAGATACTATGTTGATGGTAGAATGTATTATCACATTATTATCGACCGTGATAATCCTATTGCTGGTATTAGAGAATTAAGATATATTGACCCACGTAAATTGCGTAAAGTACGTGAAGTTAAAAAGAAAAAAGATGAACGCACTGGCGTAGAAGTAATGAATGTTATTAATGAATATTACATTTTTAACGATAAAGTTACAACTGGTTCTTCTAGTAATTTTGGTCCTGTGGGAGTTAGAATTACTACCGACTCTATTATTTCTGTTGTTTCTGGTCTTATGGACTCTCGCCGTGCTGTAGTTCTTTCATACCTACATAAAGCAATCAAACCACTTAATCAATTAAGGATGATTGAAGATGCGACAGTTATTTATCGTATATCTAGGGCTCCTGAGCGCCGTATTTTTTATATTGACGTTGGCAATCTACCCAAATTAAAAGCAGAACAATACCTCCGTGACATCATGGTTAAATACAAGAATAAACTTGTATATGATGCCAACACAGGTGAAGTTCGTGATGACCGTAAATTTTTATCTATGATGGAAGATTTTTGGTTACCACGTAGAGAAGGCGGCAAAGGTACTGAGATTGCTACATTACCTGGCGGCCAAAACTTAGGTGAATTAGAAGATGTTAAGTATTTTGAAAAGAAACTATATAAAGCATTGAATGTTCCTGTTTCTCGTTTAAATCCAGAAAATTCTGGTTTTTCTTTAGGTCGTACAAATGAGATTACACGTGACGAATTAAAATTTGCTAAATTTGTTGACCGTATGCGTAACAAGTTTTCTGATTTGTTTGACCAAGCATTAAGAGTTCAATGTGTTCTTAAAGGTATTTGTACCAATGAAGAATGGATGGAATTTAAAGAACACATCTATTATGATTTTATTAAAGATAATAACTTCACAGAACTCAAAGATGCTGAGTTAATGAAAGAGCGTTTAGCTTTATTGCAAGAAGTGGATCCATATACTGGTCGTTACTTCTCGCAGTCATGGATTCAAAGAAATGTATTACGATTGACTGACCATGAAATTAAAGAAATGCAAATTGAGATTGATGAAGAAAAGGCAAATGGTTTAGGTTTACCGCAACAGACAATGAATAATATCTCTGCACAGATGATGTTATCACAGGTTCCACAACAACCAGCGAATCCGGTAGACCAAGAAGAAGAAGATGTATAAATATTATATCAATTAAATAAATGGAGAAAATGATGGCAGATTATTCAACACGCAATATTATAGATTATGCAATGGATGACAACGGTGTTGAATTCCGTAAAGCATTGTACGGTGCAATTCACGATAAAGTATCGGCACACATTGAAGCAGCTAAAGAAGTGATTGCACAAAATTTAATTTCTCCAGATGAAGATGATTACGAAGAAGAACATCAAGAATCTGAAGAAGAATCGGAAGAATAAGGATAAAAAATGGCCGGAGCAAAATATACATATCAAGTATTAAGAGATACAACAACAGATGCCGTTATTAAATTAACAGGTATTTTTGATGGTGCATCTCAAGAAGCAAACAATCAGAGAATTCAAGCTAATACATTATATGGCGCTTTGGATGCTAATGGTGTTCCTTTAAGAAGTTCTTCTAGTTTAAGTAATACCGCTCTGAGTTATTATGACTTACAATTAACAGGTTTAAAGTATTACGTTAATTTACCAACGTCAAATACATCTGGTCAAATAGGTACTGTTGAAGTATTTTGGAACGGTTCAGGAAACACTCCAGCGACACAATATGCCAATTCAGCAACCATTTTCCATTTGAACAGTTCTGGTGAGTTTGGTTTAGGTGAACAATTACCATCTATTACAAATAACTCTGGTGGTACTAACGGTTATCCTTTAGTTACAGCAAATACAGGTAATGGCGACTTAGGTGTATATACTTCAGGTGCAACGGCAAACAGTTCATATACTTTAATTATTGCATTACGTAAGAATAATCAAATGTATCAACGTGGTCAATTTAATGATCCAGCTGCATTTAACTATACTCCTTATAACCTCAAACCATAACGGAAAAGTAATGAAACTCATTAAAGAAATTCACGAAACAGTTAATTATATTACGGAAGGTGCAGACGGCAAAAAAGAACTTTACATTGAAGGTCCTTTTTTAGTATCCGAAAAGAAAAATAAAAATGGCCGTCTGTATGAATACAATACGATGAAAAAAGAAGTTCATCGTTATACTGAAGAATATATCAATAAAAATCGTGCGTTTGGTGAGTTAGGACATCCTGAAACACCTACTATTAATCTAGACCGTGTATCACATATGATTGTTGGGTTAAGAGAAGATGGTACACAATGGATTGGTAAGGCAAAAATTCTTGATACACCTATGGGACAAATTGCTCGTAAACTTATTGAGGGTGGTGCTCAATTAGGTGTTTCTTCAAGAGGTATGGGTTCATTGAAGAATGTTAACGGTGTTAATGTTGTTCAGAACGATTTTTATCTAGCCACAGCGGCAGATATTGTAGCAGACCCTTCCGCACCTGGTGCTTTTGTACAAGGTATTATGGAAGGTAAAGAATGGATGTTAGTCAATGGTGTATGGACTGAAGTTGAACATGCGCAAGCTGTTAAACAAATTCGCCAAGCTTCACAAGCGGATATAGAAAAAGTTAGTCTACACATATTTGAAAACTTCATGAAAAAACTTTAATTATAAATATCCAATATAAATCAAGGAGATTTTCAAAATGGCAAATTACAATCTATCTGATGCCGCTAAAAACATTTTATTAGGCGAAGATTCTAAATCAACTTTTGATGCAAACATTGCTCAAAAGCGTGGTCAACGTGGCCATGAAGGCACACAAGGTAAAAGAGGTATGGTTGGTCAAGATAAATTACCTACATCTACTGTTGCTGGTCAACAAGATGTTGGTGAAATTGGTCAATCACCGGAAGAAATGGATGATAATTTACCTGATTATTTAAAAGGTACTCCATCAGCAACTCCTCCAGGTGCCACACCACCTGTAGGTTCACAAAAAGATGGTGTTGGTGCTTCTAAAGTTACTGGCCCACAAGATACAATGGGGAGAAAAGACATTATGCACCCAACACAATCAATGGCAACTGACTATCAAGCAATTCGTGACCGTATTGCTGGTAAATTAGCACCACAAATGATGCCAACAAACGCTGGTGGCGTTGGTATTCAATCTTACGGTGAAGAAACAGAATACGATGATGAGTCTTTAACTGAAGAAGAAAAGATGATGAAAAAAGATAAAGAAATGAAGATGAAGAAAATGATGCATCAAGATATGAAGATGAAAGAAGATATCGATGCGTTATTGTCTGGCGAAAATTTATCTGAAGAATTTGTACAAAAAGCAACAACAATTTTTGAAACTGCTGTTTTGACACGTGTTGATGTTGTTGTTGAACAAATCGAACAAGAATTAACAGAACAATTTGAAATTGCTGTAGAGCAAATCAAAGAAGATTTAGCAGCTAAAGTTGATGATTACCTAAATTATATGGTAGAAGAATGGATGAATGAGAATCAACTTGCTATCGAATCCGGTTTACGTGCAGAAATTACCGAAGATTTTATTTCTGGCTTACGTAACCTTTTTGTTGAGCACTATATTGATATTCCTACTGAAAAAGTGGATGTTGTTGAGCAATTAGCAGCTAAAGTTGAAGAACTTGAAAATGCACTCAATGAAGAAATCAATAATAATGTTGCATTAACAAAAGATTTAAACGAACAGAAAAAAATTGAGGCTATCTACGCAGCGTGTGAAGGCCTGACGCAAACTCAAGTAGAAAAACTTAAAGCGCTTGCAGAAAACGTTGAGTTTAATACTGAAGAAGATTTTGCTGACAAAATCGAAACTTTAAAAGAATCATATTTTAAAGCTGACATTAAGGTCGCAAATAAATTGGATTTAACGGAAGAAATCGAAATTGAAGAAGAAACTAGAAAATCAGTTTCTACCGATCCTTCAATGGAAGTTTACGCTAAAACAATCTCTCAAACACTAATTAAGTAAAAAAGGATAAAAAATGTACTTAACAGAAGAACTACAAAAGAAATGGGATCCAGTTCTGAATCATCCAGAACTCGAATCTATTAAAGACCCATACAAAAAGGCTGTTACAGCCATGGTATTGGAAAATCAACATCAGGCAATGACAAAAGACCGTCAAGCTTTGATGGAAGTGTCTGACTCTGGTCCAACAAACGCAACTGGTTCAGCTGTTCAGAACTTTGACCCAATTTTAATTAGCTTGGTTCGCCGTGCTTTGCCTAACTTAATCGCTTATGACGTTGCTGGTGTACAACCAATGACTGGTCCTACAGGATTAATTTTTGCAATGCGTGCTCGTTACGCTAATCAAACTGGTACAGAAGCATTCTACAACGAAGCTAATACAATCTTCTCTGGTAATACTTCACAGTATGCTCCATATAACTCATATGGTTTCCAAGGTACTTCAACAACTGATACAGCAAACTCTGCCGTTGCTAACGAAACTGCTAACAGTTTCACAACTGGTATTGCAATGCCAACATCACAAGCTGAATTCTTAGGCGCTGATACAGGTTCTACATTCCAACAGATGGCATTCTCTATTGAGAAAGTTACTGTAACTGCTGCTTCACGTGCATTGAAAGCTGAGTACTCATTAGAACTTGCACAAGACTTAAAAGCAATTCACGGTCTTGATGCTGAAACAGAATTGTCTAACATTTTGTCTACTGAGATTCTTGCTGAAATTAACCGTGAAGTTATCCGTACTATCTATTTGTCTGCTGTTGTTGGTGCACAATATGGTACAGTTACACAAGGTTACTTTGACTTAGATACTGACTCTAACGGTCGTTGGTCTGTTGAGCGTTTCAAAGGTTTGATTTTCCAAATTGAAAGAGATGCTAACGTAATCGCAAAACAAACTCGTAGAGGTAAAGGTAACGTGTTAATCGTTTCTTCTGACGTTGCTTCTGCTATGGCAATGGCTGGTGTATTATCTTATACTCCTGCTCTCCAATCTGACTTGCAAGTAGATGATACTGGTAACACATTTGCTGGTATGTTACATGGCCGTATCAAAGTGTACATCGACCCATACTATGGTGGTTATACATCTAACCAAGAATTAGTAACTATCGGTTATAAGGGTTCTTCTCCTTATGATGCTGGTATTTTCTATTGCCCATACGTTCCTTTACAAATGGTTCGTGCAGTTGACCAGTTCACATTCCAACCTAAGATTGGTTTTAAGACTCGTTACGGCATGGTAGCAAACCCATTTGCTGCTGGTTTGAATCCTAATAGCGGTATTATTCAACCACGTAGTAACGTATACTATCGTTTGTTCGGAGTCAAAAATTTGATGTAAGCTATTGATTTTTTTGATAAAATTACCATAGAGTAATATTTAAAACAGGAACTTCGGTTCCTGTTTTTTTATATATAAATACATATAGTTCTTAACCTTTTTTTATTTGATATGAAACCAACGTATCTGTACATTAAACAACACAAAATTACCAAATTAAAATATTTTGGTAAAACAACTAAAGATCCAAACAAGTATCTTGGTTCAGGTAAACATTGGATTAGACACATCAAAAAACATGGACTTGAAATTGATACTATATGGTATCAATTATTTACTGATGAAAAAGAAATGGTTGATTTTGCTTTAAAATTTTCAAAAGATAATAATATAGTTGAATCAATTGAATGGGCAAATTTAAAAGAAGAAAATGGATTAGATGGTGGATTTGATAAAGGTTGGTGGTCGGAAGAACAATTGAAAAATTTTAGTCAAAAAACAAAAAATGGATGGGCTAATGGGAAATATGATGCTGAAAAACTGCGACTTTCTCGTATTGGATTTAAACAACCAGAATCACAAAAGAAAGCTGTTGCTGAAAAATTATCAAAACATTATTTAATTACAGACCCAAATGGCAATCAATTCACAATCAAAAATTTAAATCAATTTTGTCGTGAAAATAATTTAGACCAAGGAAATATGACAGCTGTATCTAAAGGAAGAATGAAGCAGTGTAAAGGCTGGAAAATCTCTCCTTTTATGACCTAAATACTTGTATGAAAACATTCAAACAATTTCAAAAAGAAAATTATAACGGAAGAAGTATCGTTAAACACGGTATTAAAATTTCATTTCATGATGACCGGGTAGATTTTCATAAAGGTTCTGAATTGGTACATTCACATAAAGGCGATTATAAAAATGCCACTAAAGGACATATAACGGCCGCAACAAGCAAAGCAGCAAAATTGCAAGCCGATTCAGACCATTTTAAATCAGACCATGAAAGACGTTTTAAAATGGCTACTCCATTTAAAAAGTCAAGGTTTAAATAATGACTGCACTTACTAGAACCCCACAAAATACTAATTACTTACAACCAACCAAATATGTGTTGCAGTTTGACCGTATTGGTTCGGTTCAATACTTCTGCCAAACAATAAACATACCTGGTATGAGTTTGGGTCAAGCATCTTTTAGTAATCCTATGATAGATATTCCTATCGCTGGTAATAAACTAACATATAACCCATTGAATATTGAATTTGCTATTTCAGAAGATTTGGATTCTTGGAATCAATTACAATTATGGCTTCGTTCTATTGCTTCACCATCAAGTATTGCCGAAAGAAATCAATTAACAGCATTACAAAATAATTATAAAACTTCAAAACTTACTAGTTATTCTGATGCCACATTAACAGTTCTTTCAGCATTAAATAATCCAATTCTAAGAGTTCAATTTTACAATACTTTTCCAACTTCATTATCAGACATTTTTTTTGATACGAAAGACTCAGCAGATACCATTATCACAGGTAATGCAAGTTTTTCTTTTGAGTATTTTGATTTTCTCCCATTGTAACACAGGCTTGCCACAGTAACATAGTTTATGTTATAGTGTAATATTAACGTTAATTTATTGAATATATTATGGAAACTTTAGAACAAGTATTGGAAACATGGAAATCAGACGCAGATATTGACCAGACAGAACCTGGCAGAGAACTGTTGAAGATTCCAAAACTACACAACAAATATATTAGCATATTAGTCAAACATAAAATGGCTGCCAAAAAGGCTCATTTTAATTATCTTCGTATGCGTAAGATTAAAATTGACTATTATGGAGGTCGCCTAAGTAAAGAAGAACTAGAAGAACATGGATGGGAACCATTCCAATTTGTTCTGAAATCTGATGTGACGGCTTATCTAGAAGCAGATGATGATTTAATCAGACTGCTTGAAAAGAAAGTATATCATGAAGAAACGGTATCTGTAATTGAATCTATATTAAATGAATTGAAACAAAGAACGTGGCAAATTCGTGATTTTATATCTTGGGAACGGTTTATAGGTGGACAATAACGAACATATAATAATCTCTAAAGTAAATGAGGTGTACTTAAAAATAGAGTGTGAGCGTTCTATTGCTCGAGAATTACACGAACACTTTTCTTTTTTTGTGCCTGGTCATACCTTTGTTCCTGCCTATCAAAGTAGATTATGGAATGGCAAAATATATCTATTTCATCTACACAACTCACAAATTTATATTGGTCTACTTCCTTATCTTGAAAAATTTTGTAATGATAGAAAATATACCTATACACACGACATTGTAGATGATGATTATCCGCTCTATTATGCCAATAAGTTTATTGAAGATTTAAATATTCAATCTAAGGGCCAATCAATAGAAGTTCGTGAACATCAAATTAATGCCTTTGTTCACTCTATGCGTAAACGTAGAGCGTTGTTGGTTTCACCGACAGCATCAGGTAAATCTCTTATCATCTATTTAATTTTTCAACAATTATACAAATATCAAAATCTCAAAGGTTTAATCATTGTACCAACCACTTCTTTAGTGGAACAATTATACACCGATTTTGAAGATTATGCAAATTCTTCAATGAAATCTTTAGTACATAAAATATATCAGGGAAAAGAAAAAGAGTCAAACCTTCCTTTAATTATTTCTACATGGCAATCTATCTACAAACAACCTAAAGAATATTTCCAACAATTTGATTATGTCATTGGTGATGAGGCACATTTATTTAAAGCACAATCAATGACAACAATTCTTACTTCTTGTATTAATGCCAAATACCGTGTAGGGCTTACAGGAACATTAGATGGTACAAAAACACATCAACTTGTATTAGAAGGTTTATTTGGGCCTGTAAACAAAGTAATTACTACTAGACAGTTAATTGATAAACAACAGGTATCTGATTTTAAAATTAAATGTTTGGTTCTTAAACATCCAGATGAAAAATGTAAAGAGTTAAAAGATAAAACATATCAAGAAGAAATTCAGTATCTCATTTCAAATGATGCCAGAAATAAATTCATTAAAAATCTGGCGGTTAGCCTAGGTAATAATACATTAATTCTCTATCAAATGGTTGAAAAACACGGGCAAATCCTGTATGATATCATAAGAAATACAGAAAAGATAGGCAGCAGAAAGGTATTCTTTGTTCACGGAGGAACTGATACTGCTGATAGAGAAGAAATTAGACGAATAATGGAGATTGAACAAGATGCAATTGTCGTGGCAAGTTATGGTACTTTTAGTACAGGTATTAATATTCGAAATCTTCATAATATTATATTTGCTAGTCCGTCTAAGAGTCGTGTCAGAAACTTACAATCAATTGGTCGTGGATTACGTCAAGCTGAAGGTAAAGAACAGGCAGTCCTCTATGACATCGCAGACGACCTCATCTGGAAAAAACATATGAATTATACACTAAAACATTTCATCGAAAGATGTCGTATATATACGGAAGAGCAGTTCCCATTTAAGGTTTATAAGATAGGACTAAAAAATGTTTAGTACACAAATAATAAAATTACAAAATGGAGATGACTTGATAGCCAATGTGGATTTATCCACGACAGGAAAATCTTATATTTTAGAAGAACCAATGAAATTCTTTGTAGATTTCCGTAATGGAAATGCTTTGGTGATGCAACATTATTTACCTGTTCAATTAGTAAAACAAAATAGTGTTTGTATTAAAGAAACAGATATTTTAGCCATATTAAATCCTGATGAAGAATTTGTTGAGTATTATCAACACACGATTGAAAAGATTAAAAGACTAATGCAAGCTAAAGCAGATATTGCTGAAATGTCTGATGAAGAAATAAACAATATTATTAATCAATTTGAATTGGAAAACAATGAAACAGGAATATTACATTAATATCAATCTCAAAGCGGGACATACTCGACTATACTCACTTGTCAAGCGTTTGTCAATAACTTTAGGTGGTAAACATGGCGACTAAACAAAAACATTATATAAACAATGCTGATTTTCTCAAAGCTTTAATAGACTATAAAGATAAGTCAGAACTAGCTAAGAAAGAAAAACGACCACCTCCTGATATTCCAAATTACATTGGTGAGTGCTTCATGAAGATTGCCGAAGGTTTATCTCATAAGCCAAACTTTATTAACTATACCTATCGTGAAGAAATGATGTCTGATGGTATTGAAAATTGTTTAATGTATTTTGACAATTTTGATCCTACCAAATCAAACAATCCATTTGCTTACTTCACACAAATTATTTACTATGCCTTTTTAAGAAGAATACAAAAAGAAAAAAAACAATTATATGTTAAGTATAAAGCTACTGAACAAATGGGCATACTAGATGAGTTTGAAATGTTAGAGTTTGAAGATGGTACAACAAAACAATTTGAATTGTATGATAACATTTCCGAATTTATTGAAACTTACGAAGATGCCAAAGAAGCTAAGAAATTGGTAAAAAAGCCAAAAGGGATTGAAAAATTCATTGGTGAATGATATAATAGAAAATTATGAAAACAGCAATTATAACAGACCAGCATTTTGGAGCAAGGAATGACTCAATTCATTTTTTGGACTTCTATGAAAAGTTTTATAAAGAAACTTTCTTTCCTAAACTATTAGAAGAAAAAATTGATACCGTTCTTATACTCGGTGATACCTTTGACCGTAGAAAATATATAAACTTTTATTCATATAAACGTGCCAGAGAGATGTTCTTTGACAAATTGTTTTATTATAAGATGAATGTGTTTATGTTGGCTGGTAATCACGATACGTATTTTAAAAATACCAATGATGTAAACTCTGTTCAATTATTATTAGGTGAATATAATAACATTGTTGTTATTGATAGACCACAAGAAGTTTATGTTGGTAATACAAAAATATTAATGTTACCTTGGATTTGTCCTGAAAATTATGATAATTCAATGTGGTATATCAATGAGTCTGATGCCAAACTTTGTATGGGTCATTTAGAAATTGATGG